AGGGTTTTGTGATAAATCGTATTTTTGCTTTCGATGATACCGGCATAGTCCTCGCCTTCTTCTACTTCTTCTTCTTTTCTCTCCATCTGGACTTAGTTATTATATTCTAGCAACATTATTCTTAAAATTAATCAATTTTTTTTTATAAATGAAATTGATGCTTTTTTTCGTTTTTTTTTCTTTTGCTTGCATATTATTCAATGTCTTTAAACGAAGCTTCTGGTTGTGTTAAAAACCATTTTTTATCGGTTATATTTAGATGTTGAAATAATCTCAGATAAAACTCTTGCATAATACATAATTCAGTCCTAGGTTTCTTTGTGTCAATTGGTATGCGTAGTAATCCTTTTATTTTATTAGAGCCATCAATATTTGAATCAATGATTGAGTTGAGTTGCTCAATTATATCGCCCTTCTGTGCCTGGTCGCACCTAGCGCCCTTATTCCGCGCACCTTCCACGTCCTTTGTTTTAAATACGGAAACCTCATTGCCCTTAAACGTGCTCATGAACCCGACCCTTTTATTAGTTTTTTTCTTTAAGAGAGCATCACTCCAAGATTTTAATTGAACGTCATAGTCTGAATAATCTGAAAATGATGCCTCTGTCCATGTATTATTATCTTTTCTTAACACGTATAGAATAATACCCTTGTCGTTCATTTTCTCCATTATTGTTTGATTTTTTTTTCCAGGCTTCTTCTTTGCGTCCTTCTTGTTCTTGTTATATAAAAGGATTGCCTTTGCCTTTCCTTCTACAATTATCATTTTATCCGATAAATATTCCTGAATGCCCTTTTCTAGTGCACTATCGGCTTCAGCATAGAGAAACTTGTTCAATAACATTAAATGTTCGTTAAATGTCAACTCTTCGACCATATGCGCTGTTAAAAACCTAATAGCCAATTCACGAGATACTATACCTTTGTTAACCATGTTAAGTATAACAATTTTACAAAATTTGAACCAATTCTCCTCTCCTCGTTTAACAACCCATTCGTCTCCTTGTTTCAATTCCTTATCTCCGTCTTCAATTGCATCTGTATAATTTTTATACATTCTCTTGAATATTTTACCTTTGCTTTGGGACTTCTTTATAACATCCGATTCATCAGATGCTTTTTCGTCCATTGCCACTGCCGTGACTACAACTGCCGCAGCCGGAACAATAGTAGCAGTAGCATCAGTAGCATCAGTAGCATCAGTAGCATCAGTAGCATCAGTAGCATCAGTAGCATCAGTAGCATCAGTAGCATCGTCCTTAGCCATTTGAGGCGGAATTATCAAAGGCCTTGTATAATAATAATCATCTTTTATACCCCGTTTCTCATCATAACTCTCTACAAAAGGCATAGGCATGCCTTGTATTTTCATACTTATTTTTTCATTCTTGTAATGTAGAGGGTTGCTTCGCTCTTTCAATGATATGTGAGAATTAATAATCTCAATTGGATGAAATAAATACATTTCGCCAATGTTTATTAAATGACCTGTTCTTCCATACGAATCGTATATATATTCATTCGAATCTGTAATAAATCTGTTGAGGACATAGTCAATCTGGGATAAAGGATAGAGTTTATTCGCATTAATACTAGCGACAAGGTCCGCCTTTGTATAAAAAAAGCGTTCGGAGAATAAAGCCCGAACTCGTTTCATAATCTTTTCAGAATTAACAAACATGAATTTCTTGTTATAAAACGCATTCGTTGTGTCTTCGTCTTCTATTTTAGAGTCCGGTCTGCATTTATAGTCACATGACTCCATATAATCACAAACCGACGAGTATGGTTTGTCTCCGACCCTATAGTCTGTTATTATTACTCCGCTAGACAATTCTTGACGAACATTTTTATTCATATTGTCAGCGGTAAATTGACTCTGTTGGTAATTTAAAATACAGTCGACAGATATTTCTTTAAGTAATTTGGTTACGACTCCTATTTGGATTGCTTTTAATTCAGCGAATCTGTAAATATATAAATCTACTGCTTCCTCTGATGCTCTTCTGCTTTCTTTCAGAACCGACCCATGCATGTAAATTTCTATATTTCTGTGTTTAAACGGTAAATCCTTATGACTGCATGTTCGGTCGGCTCTTCCAATAATTTGTTCAATTCGGCTCATATTATACCACGGGTCTAATATATGAACTTGACGTATGAATTTGAAATCAAGCCCTTCAGACCCAGTTTTTGATATAAGAACAACTTTTACTATATCTCCATCCTTATTATTTAAAGATGTCAAAAGTTTCAAGTCTCCAGTATTATCCGGAGATATAGATTTATCTCCAGTTATCATGACATATTTAGCATTAGCAATAGTATGTTTATTAACCGGGGGCGGCGTCTTGAATAATGTTTTTCCTTTTCCGGCTCTGGTAAACCCGATTTCTTCAAGAGCTAGCGCAAGTGGAATGAGCCCTCCGTAAATATAATTTGAATAAATTAACACTATGCCATCGGAACCTATAATTTTTTCGCATATACGTTTTATTTTACCGCTATACTTTCCGATTTCAGCAGGAGAGAATATTCGTCCATATTTGTCAATATCTACATATTCGAATGAAGTTTTTAGTTTGTTTTCCTCACTAGAAACCATTATTCTCTCTAGCCCTTCTTTTCCAATTAGTCCTCCGCTTGGGTTATTATATTTTCCTTCTTGAATTTGTTCAAGAGGGTCGTCGCTTCCGACAAACCCATCGTCTGGATAAACAATATTTAAAGACTGGAGCGGGCTATTGAGCATCGTATAACCGAATTTTTCCATATTTTCAAAGCTAGGTAGTAGTTCATCCTTTTTATTTACAGATTTTTTTACTTCGCTCACTATATAATCGTATCCCAATTGCTGATAATCTCCTATTGGCGTAAAGTAAATAGATATATTTTTAATGGGTTGTTTTATTTCAGTTCCATTAAATTGTGTCGTTGGATAGGGCGTACGTGAATTTTCAGGGTCGTGGTCATTTACCAACATTCGGTAAGGGAATGAATATGGATTTTCGCCACGAACAAACGAAACATATCCTATTAATTTTCTCTCCAACAACTCTCGCCCAATCTCTTCGCCGGTTTCGGCATTCGTTTTGAACGAACCGTCTGGTTCGAAGACGTCTTTTGTTTTAATAGTGGAACGTTTATCGTTTAAATTCATCAAATTAGTAAGCCAAATAATTTCCTTATAATTATTATACATTGGCGTAGCAGACAGTAATAACAGTCTTACATTTTTAGTAGTTTTAACAATGTCAAATAAACTCGAAGTGATTGATTTTTCTGTGGCTTTATTTGTTTCGCTACCGATTCTAATGTTATGTACTTCGTCTATTATAATAAGACGATTTTCAAATGTATTTAGTATTTTTTGTGCTATAATTTCCTTTTGTCTGTTTTGAGGAATCGTTGGGTCTATTTTGGTCTTTTTTTCAAAATAATTCGCAAACTCAATGTATCCTACAAATAGATAGTTTTCGTTTATTATTCTTTTGATTTGACTTAAAACCTTTTCTCTTGTTAACCCTTTTGTATTCATAGGATTAATTTCCCTTAGATATTTGTTTCCCGTACAAGCATTGATGTTCCACATTCCGTCTATCAATTCTAATTTTCTATCGTCAAATAGCTGTAATCTGAAATTCTCCTGAACGTTTGGAGTTGCTATTATAATAATGCGCTGATTTATCCCTACTTTAGACATTGAGTCTCTCATTTCTTCAGCTACAGATATAGCCGAACATGTTTTTCCGCTACCAAGACCATGAAATAATAGCAGGCTATTATATGGAGTATGAAAGGATAGAAAGTTTCTAATAAATAATTGATGGGGTGCTAGTTCAAATTCTGCGTTACATACGGAATCAGCATATTTTTCAATATCGTCATAAAGTGTTCCGTCGTATCTTGTTTCATGGAACTCTTTTCTTTTTGCGATTTTTATATTAAATTTCGGGTCATCCAAGCTTGGATATAAAAAGTCATACTGTTCATGCGAATCAATAATGGCTTTTCGTTCAGTTAATTCCTTCGCAACGAGCATTTTATTATTATCGACATCTTTTTCAATCTCTTCTTTTACTTTCTCATACTCTTCTTCATATTCGGCATCTTTATCTTCAATAACTCCATCGACATACTCCCTAGGGTTGACTGCGACAGACATTTCTAGAGGAGAAGATATAATAACAGACGGCTTCGGCATAGGCGTCAGGAATTTAACCCTTTTTAATTTCAATGTTTGTTTTTTTGAAGACATTATAACAACCGAACCTTATTATATATTAAGAATATAAAGTGTATGTTTTTAACATTGTGTCCACCCGAGTTAAAATCTCTATTTTCTCCTTATTATATGGACGAATTGTCTTAATTGCCTCGTCATAAGTAAACCATTTCACTTCACTTGTTTCATTAGTTTCAAACCGCCTACATTCATCATCATCATCGGTATTGTATTCGACATCATGTTTCATATTTGCGATATAATAGGAATGTTTATAAAGCTTATAATTAGACCCAATACAAATTTCAGAAAATGGCATTACATTGTTTATTAAAATTAATTTATTCTTATCATACCCAGTTTCCTCCTCAAACTCTCTCATAGCGCAAGATAAATCATTTTCCTGATAATCTCTCCTTCCTTTTGGAAATCCCCATTCAGGAACATCCCAATTACCCTTGGATTCGCGAATAATGGAATCTAAATCATAATAAACGCCCTTTGCAGACACACCCTTTTTTAATTGTTCTAATTTTACACGTGCGTCATTTTCAGCAGACCTATTATTTGCTCCGCCGCTACTTCCCCATATCGAACACCAAAGCGTATTAAAGTCTTCTGTTAACAACCTTTTTTTTTCATTATTTGTTAATACTGATGAAATATTATCCAAAAGAGGTTTGTCGTAAATATTGTACGAACCACTTATAAAAAACACAAACCCATAACTATCTTTACGTCGAACCATTAAATATTTGCATGGATTACTATATTTAAAAGCAATAATGCCTAAACTTGTAATCGGATTTACACAATTTGAAAAAATGTGGCCATTTTTCCCGCATTTGTTACATATTATTTCCTTTTTATACATCAAATCCCCCTTTTTTTACTATATACAATGCGACAATGTTTATATAGTTTATAGTTTACAAAATTATTCGTGTAAAAGTATAATTTTAAAAAGTATTAATTGTATTATGACAAATAATAACACAATTAACAATAAAATAATTAATAATAACTATCATTTAGACCCAAAGATATGGGGACATCATTATTGGTTTGTTCTTCATACAATCGCGATAACATACCCCCTTCGGCCAAACGACGTGACAAAGAAAAAGTATTATGATTTTATTCAAAGTCTACCTCTATTTCTACCTGTTAGTGAAATAGGAGATTCGTTTGGTAAATTCATAGATAGATACCCAGTAACACCTTATTTAGATTCTAGAGAATCGTTTGTAAGATGGATGCATTTTATTCACAATAAAATAAATTTAGCATTAGGAATGTCTGAAATGGATATGGACGTAGCTCTAGAGACTTATTACGACCAATATAAACCAAGGGTAGAAAAAGATGACAAGGAAAGATTGAAACGAGAGAAAATCATATTCATAGCGGTAATTATAATTTTCTTCCTAATTGCAATATTATTGTACAATAAATAAATAAAAAGAGTATAATATAAAATATAATATATGAAGTTTGAACTATTAATCTTTGGTATAACTGGATTTTTAGTAATGAATGCATATTATGACGACAAGTATATTCAAATGTTGAAAACATGGAAAAAATATTATCAAATGGCAGGGATAGGTTTTGTTGGGTTATCCGCCTATTTATTCATTAAAAAATACCCGCAACATTCAAGTAGTTTATTCACCCATGCGAACGGACTTATTAAATGTCTACCTATAGACAAGAACGCAAGCGATTTATTAACACCTATGTTTAACATTGCCCAAACAAATTTATTTAATGGAAATCCTAATCATTATAATTCTCAACAATCTTCTTCTAACCCTCCTCCGCAACAACAACAACAACACCGAATGGAAACATCTGGAGGAAACGGTAATAAAAGGAGTGTAAGTGAAACTAAAAAAAAGTTTGTTGCTTCCAGCCAAGATTGGAAGTGCGAATCTTGTAAACAACAATTGTCGGCATGGTTTGAAGTAGACCACAAGGTAAGACTTGGGTCTGGAGGGACTAATCATATTTCTAATTTAGTAGCATTATGTAGAGAATGTCATGGGAAAAAAACGGCATTCGAGAATTTTTAATGTGATTATAATATAATACGTAGGAATAACAATGAATAATCCTACTACTACTACTACTACTACCGCTAGCAATAACAATAATATTACACACGTATACATTATTCTCGCATTATGTATACAATATATAATAGCGCTGTATGCTTTTTATATGTGGAACCCATACAATATCAGTACCAGATATCCTTCTTATACAATTATGTTTCTTCAATTGAATATTCTAGTAAATTTTATTATTTATTATTATTTTACCAAAACAAAATTAGACATAACTTCAAATATCGGAGATAAGATTAAATTGGAAAAGAAAGACATTGCTTCATACGGAATGATTTTACTATGCTCCTTATCCGTATTCGTGTCGTTGTATTACATATGGAAATTAGCTCTGAATATACATTCATTTCAGACTCTATACATTTATTTAATAGATTTTCTAATTATTTGCGGGTTGTTAGGAATCGTTTATTTGACTATTAAAAATACGGGAAAATCTCAATCTCTAGATGGTGTGAAAGAATACGCATTCACGGTACCGACAATGCTTATAAGTTTGGCTGAATATATGAAAACTGAATTTACTACTGTAAACAATCCAGTATGGATATTGTTGGCGATTGAAGTCGCGCTTATTCTATTTAGAGTGTTGCTTCCAAATATAATTCATTATATATCCTCTCACGACAAAAGCGAATTGTTGGGAAATCCGATTTATTTGAATAAAGAACATAATTTAGGTAAATATGAAAATATGATTGTAACCGACAAAAAGAAATTCTCATATAACTATTCCGTGTCATTTTGGTTTTATATCAACCCGCAACCACCCAACACAAGCGCGGCATACAACAAGTATACCAATATTTTAAACTATGGAAACAAACCAAGCGTTCAGTTTCATTCTAAAAAGAACAAGTTAAGAGTTCGGTGCGTAGAGAAGGACGACTCTATGACTACTATATACGAAACCGACGCGCTTCAATACCAAAAATGGAATAATATGGTAATAAATTACGACGCAGGGAACATGGACGTTTTCATTAATGGGGATTTAGTTGGATCAAGACAAAATATAGCCCCGTTTATGACATTTGAAAAGATATATTCAGGAGAAAAAAAAGGAATCGAAGGAGGCATATGCAATGTTAATTATTTTGGACACGTCCAAAGTCTCTCGTCAATTACTAACACATATAACTTGTTGAAAAACAATGATATACCTTATATATACTGAAATGAATATGAAATGAAATGAAATGCGTATACTAACTATAAAATATAAATGTGCATAAAAAATTATCCATTTAGAAGATATTATAATTATATAGTATAATAATGGAGTTGTATCAAAAAGTTTTAATAGGCATACTTGTAATTGTTCTTTTTTATTTAATAATTCATTTACTATACAAGCCAAGTAATTTAACAGCGTCCATTTTAAACGCCAAGGACGTTAAAGTCATTCCAGGAAATACTCTAACGAGCAGTAATACTAATAATTATACATATTCTGTATGGGCATATATAGACGATTGGAACTACAAATACGGAACAAAGAAAACAATCTTATCCAGAGTAAATAAAGATGGAAACCCGAGTCCGTCCATCGTGCTAGATGGACTAGAAAATAACTTGATTGTTTCGGTTACCTGCTATAATACGACATCCTCGGCAAACAAGCCAATTGTTCACGAATGCATTATACGAAATATTCCTATTCAGAAATGGACTTGTATCATTGTAAGTTTATACGGAAGAACATTGGATGTTTATCTAGAAGGTAAATTGGTAAGAACATGTCTACTTCCAGGAGTATCAAAAATTGACCCCACTTCGGACATTAACATTACACCTGACGGCGGGTTCAGTGGATTCACTTCAAATGTTCAATACCTTACGGTCGCGTCCAACCCTCAACAAGCATACAATATTTATAAAGAGGGAATGGGTGGGAATCTTTTAGGAGACGTTATGAATAAATATAAGTTAAAGGTTTCCTTTTTAGAAGATAATAAAGAAACATCGAGTTTTCAAACATAATGTCATGGTTTAACTAAAATATATATATACGCACTCTTCCTCCATATTTTCTATCGTGTTATATATAATTGATAATATGTTCGGTTTTATGACTAATAGTAAAGATGATAAGGAGGCTTCGGTGGCGGCTAAACTTACCGAGTCTAATCTTGCAACGATACGTAATGTTAATACCACAATCGCAGATGCAACCTCCGATGCTTTAAAAACATTAAGAGATACTGTCACTAATATAACAAAAGGAATCACGACTAACCCGGCGTCTAGCGTCCAAGATGCGTATAATAAATTACAAAATACATTTTCAACAACTATTGGCGACGCAATAAAGAAGATTGAACCGCTTAAAGATAGTGATAAAGGTTCTATTAAACAAAACATTAGAGAAGCGATAACAAATATTACTAAATCCATAGAGAAAAGTTCAACCGATTTAACAAGTAGCGTCACAGCGTCTAGTGTAATTAAAGCTATAAATGATACAGCAGCCGAAACTACGGTTAAACTAAAGAAGATGGCCGAGGATGTCAATACAATGTCTCAATCCAAAACTTCTTCTACTGACCCTTCCACGTTGTCTATATATTCGGAACTTTTAGCACTTTATAATTCTACAAATATAGTTGCCAGATTAACATTCTTGTTATTAATATTGTTCGTCTTCATTTTATTATTGCGAATAGGAACATCAATCATAACTTGGGCGTTTTCTCATTCAACCTCTCCTATTTTATTAGACGGAATGATTAATTCAAAACAAATGATTCAAATTCCACAAAATCCAGCAGTAAGCGGCGCAATACCTATATTGAGGTCAGTTAATGACGATTTCGGTATTGGGTTTACATGGTCGGTGTGGATTAATATCGACGATTTTACATATAAGGAAAAAGAGTATAAGCACGTATTCCATAAGGGAAATGACAACATTAATTTATCCACAACCCCAGTTGGCATGAATTTTCCGAATAACTCGCCTGGGCTCTATATTGCGCCCGATAAAAATGAATTAGTGGTTGTTATGAATACATTTGATTCAATTACGGAAGAGGTCAAGATAAAAGATATTCCACTTAATAAATGGGTTTGCGTAATTATCCGCGTAAATGAACAAAAGCAGATGGATGTTTACATAAATGGCACATTAACACGTAGACATATCCTACCAAGCATTCCTAAACAAAATTATGGAGATGTTTATGTCTCTATGAACGGAGGGTTTTCTGGAAACACCTCTTCTTTGCGTTATTACGCCTATCCCATAGGAACCAACGAAGTTCAGTCAATTGTTAATTCAGGACCTAATACAAAAATGATTTCAAGTGGAGGTCAAACGAATGGAGATTCTATGGAGTATTTAGCTACCAGATGGTTTTTTCAACCAAACGCGTAAAACCAAATTAAAGTATTGGGTAAATATATAAATAGGGAAGAAGAATGGGAAGAAAAATTAAAACAAATAAATCAAAAAAGATTTCAAAGCATAATAGAAAAAAACAAACATTAAAGTATATAAAAAAACAAGCTGTTTTAAATAGTAGGTCTAGATCGGTAATAGTAACAAAAAATAAACAAGGTAGAGTAAGAACATTAAAAGTCCACATGCGAAAAACGAAAAGCTTGAGAAATAGGATTCGTATATCACGTTTTTTGGAACATTTAACCAAGTTAGGAGAAGAAAAAGGCGAGATCCGAGATGATTTGTTTACATATGATGAACATTCTCTCAACATATTAAGGTTTATTATTAAAAAATACGGAGGTCAGTGCGACGAAGAACACCCTCTTCAATTAAGTATTATGAATAAAAGAAAAAGAGAAGTAGTACCCGGAATTAAAGGCGTAAAAAACATAATCGTATGTCTATCCAATTTGTTGTCAAAAAAATCTAAACAGTTGATCAGCATGTTTACGTCTGACAGCAAATACGACGACGACGACAATGATTACGACGCACATGCAAATTTATTGGTGATAAATATAGATACTAGGGAAATAATAAGAATAGACCCAATGGGAGTAGAAGAACTTAACGACGATGACCAATTTCATTTCAATCAAGGAGGAATCTATTTAGCAGACCGTATAAACAAAGAATTTGGGTTGGACTCGAAAGATGAAAGTGAAAAATATAAATATATTAATAACGCCTCAATGTCATGTCCAGTAAATCTAAATCCTCAACAAAATTTAATACAGTCACGTAATGTAAGGTGGTTTACTACTAGGAAAGAACGCAAACCTTCAGAGATAGAAACAGGTACATGTCAATTATGGTCTATCTTATTTTCAGAACTGATTATAGGATTTCCAGAATTGACATATGCTGAAATACTCGGTCATTTATCGAGCTATATGAAAAATGAATCAGAAACAGTATTATACCTAATACGAGGGTATTTTTGGTACTTAAAGCAGGAGGTTTTTTATGACGTCGAAGAAGAAGAAAAAGAAAAGGAGGATGAAGATGAAGATGATATTTACCAACAAATAATACAACATAATGCTTATTTATCAAAGCTGGAAGAAACTGGAAAATATTCACCGTTAGTATTCAAAAAATTGTATGATAGTTTACAAGAAACTATAAATCATATAAAAACAATAAGTTTAACAGTAGATGCTAGGGTAGCGAAAGATTTGTATCATACAATAAGTATTTATGAAGGTCTTGTGAAGAGATATCAAGATATAAAAGCTGATATAGATAGAGATAGTAAACGGACAGAAGAAGAAAGAAAACTGGACGAGGAATTGTTATTTATTATAGAGTCTCAATTTGAAAAAATATCAGAAAGGTATGGTGGTGGTAATGATGATTATAATAAGGTGAAAACGGCTTTATTAGTTTTAGAAGAAAAAATACGAAAAATACAAGAAACCAAGAGTATTGATGATGAAGAAATAAATGAGTTCTATAGAACCGCAAAAGAGTCTATATCGGCGTCGTTGGATTTTACTAACACGCTATTGGATGCTGAAATCATTGTTTGAAAAAAACGAAACTATTATGTTTATATTGTATAATAACTTATGCCAACCAAAAAAAAAAAGACTACTATTCAGAAAAAGGAAATGATCCGAAAATCAATAAAAAAAATAAAAAGGTCAAGAAAAAAGTCGTTGAATATTAGAAGAACATTAAAGGCCCACCTAACCCGGATTAAAGAGTTGGAACCGAACGAATTAGTTAGGACCCGTATAACACGTTTTTTGAAATATTTAACCAAGCTTGGAGAAGAAAAGGGCGAGATAGACATGGATTTATTTAGCGAAATAACAAATAATATCAAAATATTAAGGTTTATCATTAAAAAATATGGAAATCAGTGCGAAGAAACTGTCCCTATTATGTTAAACGCAACTCATGTAGTTGCGACAACGAAAGGACTCGGACCAACATTAATTTCTGCGATTAAAGATGTCGAAATATTCAATATATTAAAGTGTATGAAAGCTATCTTATCAAAACCTACCAAACAGTTTAAACCATTGATTATAATGTTTGGGTCTGTAGATAGAACGGATGAATATGGACATAAATGTTTATTGATTATAAATATAGATACTAGGGAAATAGTTAGAATAGACCCAATGGGAGCCGTTCGTAACGATGGTGAGTTTTATTATAAAGAAACAGGGGTCATTTTAACAGATCGTATAAACAAAGAATTTGGATTGAAAGATGAAAGTGAAAAATATAAATATATTGATCTTGCTGATACAACAGTTGTATGTCCTGTAAACCCGCAGCAAAAATTACTTGGGTTAGATAGTATTAGTGTATTTATCCATAAAAAAGTAAACAGACCGACTAAACTCGAAACAAAAACATGTGTATTATGGTCTATATTATTTTCAGAACTGATTATAGCATATCCAGAATCGACGTATAAGGACGTATTACACATTTTAATGAGTTATATACAACATAAACCCGAAACAACATTATATCTCATACGTGGCTATTTTTGGTACTTAAGAAAGGATGTATTTTCCGATTTCAAAGAAGAATCAAAACTCTCTAAAGTTGTTGGTGTTGACGGACTTGAAAAGTTAACAAAACAAATTACTGATTATATAACACTGTTGGAAACCAACAACGAAGAATACTCTCCATTACAGTTTACTATAATGTATAGTAAACTACAAGAAGTAATGAATGACATAATTAGTAGTATAGCAACACTCGACGTTACTGTAAAAAAAGCAATAGATCACACATTAAGTATTTATGAAAATCTTGTTGAAAGATATCAAGCAATAAAAACTTTAATTGATAATAAAAAGACACCCGAAGAAAATGATCTAGAAACCGAATTGCTTTTTATACTATTCCAACCCATTGGAGAAATAAAAAATAAATATGGCGATGATTTACTTGATAATTTTCAAGATTTAGAAACCAAAATACAAAACAACGACAATTCGGCCAAGAGTGAAAGATATAAAGCGTTCTATTCACAAGCAACTGATGCTATACAAAGTATTAGGTCGAGAATTATACAAGAAAAAATAATGACGAGGAGACAGAGACAACAACCACGTCTTAGTTCCGAGGAAACTCCCGATGATTAAACGAATGAATAAATAAAATATTATAACCACCGTTTAGGAATATAATAGTGTTTGCGTAGTATATATAAAATATGTCCGTCGATCCCCATGAGTGTTACCATAATACGATCGTCCATACCCCTGTGTGTTATAAGCGCAATTACGACTATTATCGTAGATTTTTCCAGTTGCCCACGAACTACTACCACAATACGTCATATTATAGCACAATAGATAAAGACAATTACTACGGCAAGCCAGATAATCAAGCGCAGTTGGATATCAAGAGTCGCAAGACTACTGCCCTATGTTTTCTCTCTCCTACTCAAATGAAAACGAACGCGTTAATTGGCCCTTCTGGTGCTAAATTAACAAACCAGCAAAAATGGGCATTAATAGCAAAAGGTGGCACACTTTGTTGCAAACCGTAAAAACACAAAAACTTGGTGAATGTTGAATGGATAAATTAAATGATAAATGATAAATGATAAATTTAGTTAAAGTAAAATAAAATATTTATATATATATTATAAAAATGCCAAGAGCCAAAATTTCAGCTGCGTTAATACCAGTTCAAGGAGGAGGAGGAGTTAAAAAGGCTGGGTTGCCCGCCACAATCGGTTCTACGTATATATTTCGTTTAGCGTGTAAAGGTTGCAATCATCCGAACAGACAACCCTAAATTCCGTTTATTCCTCTTGGTCCTCTTGGTGGTCCATAAGCTCAGCGGTACGAAAGTGTTTCTTTTTTTTGTAAGTAAAAAAAGTAGATAAATATTTTTTTATATTAAAGATTTTAATATAAAATTTAATAATGTAGGATTAAGTAATAGTTCAATAGTAAGTTAATTATTCTTTTTTTCCTTTTTACACCTTCGCACTTTTCAGGTGCGTGGTAACAGTTACCTTTGTCACTCATAAACGCCGAGTTTATCTGCGTTTTAAATGTGCAAAGGTGTAATTCATTTCGTTTACTCTCTTAAATTAGGGTTGATGCATATCTCTTGTGTTGGGAAAATATCGCCAGACATACACTTGTCGTTTTCGCCAACTTCTATACAATTCCTAAACCCCCTATCTTCGCCTATATAACAATACCCAGATTTCCCTGTCGATTTCTTCTGGGTTCTACTACCAGATTCGTCTGGTTCTGGAATTTCTTCTGGCTTCTCATTATTAGGCACAGATTGGTCAAGAAAACTATTGTCTATTTTGTTTCTATTATGTCTGTTCTTTTTATTCAACCCTTTTTCTAGGATATTTACGCCTCCTGTAATTGTTCCCGATGCCACGTCTATTAATCCTTTTGTCCCACTCGCGCTTGTTGATATCGCGCCTTTTATAGTTTCTCCTAGATTATATCCAAAAAACGCTGCAACTGGACGTATTATTTCTGTTACCCTTTCAGCAATATTTTCAAAAAGTCCAAACACGTTCAATCCAAGTAATAAAATAATTATAATAATAACACCATACTGAATATAAGAGGACATTCCACCAGATGCAGGAATTAGGCTAGCATATGATGAATAAGATTGAGATTGTGGTTGATATGGCATAAATGTTCCTCTATTATTGGTATTATTATTAGTATTGGCATCCATGTCAAATATAGAGGATATGCCTTTACTTAAAGGTTCGTTCGCAATGAATTGCGACCCATCGGTTGGTTGTTTTTGCGGATTCATACTCATTTATATTCCCATGCGTAAAAAAATGTTTTGATTTTACACACATTTTATTTTCAAAATTCAAAATTCAAAATTCAAAATTCAAAATAGCTAAACACTATTTTGATATTTTTGGTAAAAAAAGACTGGACGTCTTAACCATAAATTCTTGTTTTTTCAAGAATATTATTTTCTTGGGGTCGGTTTCTACCCCTATTGATACTTCTTCTACTCCTACTACTCCTTCCGGTTTCGACATTATTGTTGTTGTGCCGTTTTTATTTACATCTTTATACACAAGATCTATTTTTTTTACTATCGTATCGATTTGTTCCTTATTCGTAACCATACTAATTCCTAGGTCGACTGGCTCGGTTAATAAAGCAATTGCGAAATAGATTAAAAACCGGCGTTTTCTTTTAACTCCACACGAATATTTAATACAGAAAATGTCTAGCAATGATTTTACGATTTTGGTTGTTATGCCACTCTTTCTCTTTTCGCATTCGGAAAAAATAGAACCCCATATAATCCAAATAATGTCGTGTTTATATTTTTCCGATACAGAAACAAAATCTCTCTCTTCTCCAAAGCATAATTCCTTTTTTGTTTTACAAACAGCCTCAAACTCTAATATCCATTCTACCCAATAACAAGCACTTACAACATTTTTGGAATGGCTAGATATATGATAACAAAACTCATTTATAGCAATGATAAACTCCGTTGGATCGTTATTTTTTAAAACACCTTTGGCATAATCCAAGTTAGGCGCTTTAAGACGGTTAGTTATGCTAGTCATATTAAAATCATCCGTTTTATTTATGTAGACTGGTTCAAAATTATGTTTTTTACGGGATAGACAGAGAACACCAATCATTTCTGCAAATAATTTACGAATAACGCCATTGTTTCGTAAAGACAATTCGTCATCTATATTCCCATTCATTTGTACCGTTTTAAACTGTTCAAACCTCAATGAAATATAAATCGGCAATTTCGGATTTCCTAAATGAATGTGTTTGGATAGAAATAGAATTATGGTTTCCCAAACATCTACCAAATGTCCTGCACAAATCAACTCGGCCGCCCAATAACACGCCTGCTCTATTTTTGAATGAATAAATGATTCCAATAATTCATTTTTTACTTTTGATTTTTGGAATGTAGAAAAACTGATACCCCTAAACTCGATTGATTTTCTGGTATCTATTATTTCATATTCGGGTGCTCCGTTCTCAACGCTCATATATTATTTATACATTCATCTATAAAAAATATATCATTGTATTACATATAAATATGCCATCAACCTCTTCTGTAATAAAAAACGCACTGAGGCCGTTTAGTCATTTCACGACGATTCAAATACTTTTCTACATACTATTAGTTTGGGTTTCAGCAATGATTGTTTATAGAGGGTTCTCTCTTTTTTATCCTGAAAAAGAGGGATTTGATACGGACCAGTCTTCCGAAGATGAAGAAAAGGGAACACTTGATTCTAAATATGTAAATAAAACAGGGACTGACATATACGATACGTTTTATGCTAATTTATACGACGAACTTGTATACAGTGCTTCTAAGAACAATTTTGATGTAGGAGAGATTACTGCTTTAATCGGTAACGACAATAATGGGGAAAATGTTATGCTTGACATAGGCTCAGGCACGGGACACCATGTAGACGCATTTTCAAAAACAGGGGCAAAGGTTATAGGAATAGATATTTCTCCGAGTATGGTAAAAAAGGCAAAGGAGAATTATCCAGGGTTGGATTTTAGAGTTGGAAATGCGCTAGATACAATGGTATTTTCAAATAATTATTTTACTCATATATCGTGTCTTTATTTCACAATTTACTATATAAAAGACAAGCGTACATTTTTCAGTAATTGCATGAACTGGTTATTACCAGGAGGTTATCTTGTCGTCAATTTGGTAGACAAGTATAAGTTCGACCCTATTCTTCCCGCAGGAAACCCATTCACGCTTGTCTCTCCCCAGAATTATGCCGATAAACGCATAACAACTACTGCCGTCAAATTTCACGATTACGATTACAAGTCTAACTTTGATTTAAACGAAGATTTGGCTATATTTAAGGAAACGTTTAAATATAAAAAAAATCAAAAGGTTAGGGTGAATGAACATGTTTTGTATATGCCTACCATAAAGGCGGTATTAGCAATGGCAAAAGATTCTGGGTTTATAGTATCCGGAGAGGTGGATATGGGAAAAATTGGCTACGAATATCAATATTTGTATATTTTACAAAAACCCACGTAATAAAGCATAAAGTATAAAATATAAAATATAAAATATAAGGTATAAAGCATAAAGTATAAAATAGTAATTGTGTAAAAACAAATGTTATATACTATTTTATACCACGTATGTTTAACGGCTATTTTTTTGTATGTATTAATTTGTATATATATTAAAGTAAAATTCCAATTTTGGAGCATTCAACCAGTATTTCATGTATATGATTTTTTATATTGGATATACCCGCCTGGGGTGGTTCAGAGAGATTTACCATTATTGAACAAGTATGTAGATAATGGCAATATATGTGTTGAGAACGTAGAAGATGTCTCAGAGGTTACTATGAAAAGAGTAACTAATTTCATACAGTCGCATTATTTGAGAAAAACGAAACGAGCAAGATACTCACCGTCCCACGAATCTATCATAGAATACTTTAAAGGGTCTAATCATCCATCCTATATTTCTACTTATAATAGGCAATTACCGTCTTCTATTTATACTATCAGTAAAACTACAGTAGACGATGTATACGATTTGGATGAATTACTTGGGGTATTTACTGCTAGACCGCTTTTAATTACACTGAAAGATAAGAAAACATTCTCTCTTTATTATTGCGATAATCTATGCGTTCATCCACTATACCGAAAGAAAGGTATTGCTCCAAAGTTGATTCAAACTCAATATTACCAACTAAGACGATTAAACAAACGCATCAACACATTTCTTTTCAAGAGAGAAGGCGAAATGACTGCTATTGTCCCGCTTGTTACATACGACACTATTATTTACCCAACAGACGACATCGTGTCAAATATCAAACCCAATTCTATTGTAAATGTCATTGAAATAAGCGAAAAAACCATATTTTTATTGACACAATTATTAACTGACAAAAAGTCTTTATTTGATTGTATTATTGTACCAGAGTTAGGAACCTTGTCAACCTTGTTGAAAACAAACAATATCTTCGTGTATGGATTAATTATAGGTAACATTCTGGTTTCATGCTATGTATTTAAGTACCAATATCTTATTTATAATGAGGACGACCATATTATTGAATGCATTGCTTCAATAAATGCAATTAAACACGACGGCAATGTTGACCTATTCTTTTCGGGATTTAGAAAAGCTATTTGTTCTGTCATTAAAAAAGAAGCAGAAGTAAATAGGCCGATTAAAAAGATTCTTATAGAGAATACGTCGCATAATCATATTATAGTAGACCAAATAAATAAGATTATTCCACAGCCATACTCGAAGACGCCGTGTGCCTTTTTTTTATATAATTATATTTCATATACTATACATTCTTCTTCGTGTTTCATACTATATTAATTAAAATTTATTTATTTATTTATTTATTTTTAGCGAACATATTTACCAGCCCTTGCGAATGAATCAACTATGAAAATTATGAATATTCCCAAAAACGAATAAAGGATTACCTCTTCTGCTATGCTACCTACTTTCTCGTCTCGCTGTTCTTCTAAAAGATGTATCATATAATTTAATTTTTCTATCAGAACATCTCTGTTTGGAGTAGTTTGTTGATTTATATAATAAGGGGTGGTATAAGTAGGAGCAGTATTATCATAATTTTCTGGATTCGACCTGTCATTCATTGTATTAAAACCGTCCAACCCCATCCCGATTGGTTCGGTCCTTTTGTTTCCTTTTGCAACGCCGTTACTGTTATTGTTGTTATTATTGTTATGTTGAGGCGAAGACGAATTAGTATTCTCCATATCAATTTCAATATGTTTATTACTAATTTCGCCATTTGTTTTCCGCTGGGCGCCGATTGACACTGGCATTGGCAATTTCATACCAGGGGACATATAGTCGTCTCCAATCAAATTGTTACTGTTATCACCGTTACTATTAGTTGAGTCGTCTGTGTCATTGTCTGCATTTTGATGAATTTTACTTATGAGGGATTCTATATTTCCGGTTGAAGGGACCCGTTTTTTTATTGTCTTGTTTCTAGCCATCCTTTTTTTATCATTATCGGATGAGTTCTCATTATTATCAAAGGGAGCGGCATATAATGCTAAAGAACTCATTATCTATAAAAATCCAATATATTATTATTTATAATTGCTCCTTAAATATTATATATTTACGATATGTATATAAATGTTTTCAACACGGAAAAAAATGTTTGAAGGAGTTTCGCAAGTTGAAACTATTACTTTAATAATTGTTTGTATTTTATTGTATACACATCCAAGCAATCTAGTTTATTTTAGCAATACTATATTAGGAAAATTACTTTTAATAACATCTCTTGTTTTAGCATCAATCCATAGCACTTTTTCTGGGTTTTGTATAGCTCTTTTAATTGTAGTATTTTCTTATCAAACGTATGAAGGTATGGAAACTGGGACTGGCAAATCAATCGAAGCAGACACAATCGCAAGCGTAGCAGACACAATCGCGGCAGCAGCAGACACAATCGCAGTAGACACAGATAAACCCGTATCCATATCGACTGGAAATATCACAACTAATAAATTTAAAAAAATGTATTGCAAGGATAACAAGTTGAGAAATGAAAAAGGCGACATAGTAGAACAAAAAGACGTGTCTTCTGTATTTAAAACGGTTGTTTTTAACAAGGGCGAATGTAATCCGTGTGACGAAACCTGTTCATTCAATATAACAGATACTCAAGAAAGAATGAACACCGAGGAGAATCTTAGACCGGCCGATTCAAATAGCCTTCCTATTGTTAAATAGGTTATAGGTTAATATAATCTATATACATAATATATACAAAATGTTGACATCAATTAGAAATTTGTTTAGTCCGATGAATGATAATAAACTTATGATTGGTATAATCATGATATTTTTAAATATAGGTTCTAAATACATTGACTTTGGGTTTAGCAAAACACAAGAACAAGCATTGCGAAACGGGTTAGCAAAAGAAATGTTGATTTTCGCTATCGTATTTGCCGGAACACGTGATATTGTCATTGCGGTATTGATGACTGCATCATTTGTAGCATTATCTGACTATATTTTTAATGAAAATAGCAGATTTTGTATCATTCCTCGCGTATTAACCAATATCAAAACAAATATTAATACAAAGGAAGAAAATGATACTATTATTACCGAAAAGGACGAAAAAGATGCGTTAGAAGTGCTTCGTAAGGTGGAATTAAAAAAAAGGAAAAATCAACAAATAGATTTTGTAAATTTTATGATTTCTAATAAAAACCTAACCATGAGCTCTATATAAAAACGTATTTTATACTATTTATTATTTATTATTTATTATTTATTATTTTATTTTTTATTATTTTATTTTTATTTTTTATTATTCTTTATTCTGGCACTTCGTCTTCCAGTAACACCCCGTCAAATAATTCAAAAATCTCATTTATTTTTGTTTTATACGTTTTATTTGGAGATAGTTTAACGCAAAACCTATCTGCAATAACAAACGCAATCACGCTTTTTGATATATTTTTATTAATACAAAGTCCATATTTACTTATAATCGTGTTTAACTTGTATAAATTATTTATATTCAAACAGGATGGGTTATAAAATAAACAATCTATCACATTTTTCGTAATTAAATCCGATAATGTGGTGTAATCATACTCGTTCATCTGTTTAATGACATCGACCGGCCCTATAAATGTTTCGATAAATTCATCCCTTTTTTTGATACATTCATCATACCCTAAATATATATTTTTAACTATTATAAAAAATCCATATTGGTCATCTCTCGTAATAGTATCTATTATTCCAAAATCAATCAGTCCTATTTTATACACGCCATCTTCTTTTAAAAAAATAATGTTTCCCGGATGCAAGTCTCCATGAAACATGCCGTCATAAAGAATACTCTTTGCCATCATTTCAAAAATAATGTTTACATACTTGTCTCTCTCTACATCTGTTATTTCAAAAATAGTTTTTCCATCTAAATATTCCATTACGATAATATTTTCGTTTGTTTTATTAAATATCTCGTATACATCTGGAATTACAACTTGGTCTACATTTTTAAAATTATGGCGCATACGTATTAAATTATCTTGTTCCTGTTTGAACCCTGTTTGAGAAAGAATACTATTTTTGAATTCCGCAAATACTTCAACCAAAGAACCAGAATCAGAGTTGAAAAAATAAACGATTATGTCAAGTAAAAATTGGATAGAAGCGTAATCCCGCACAAGTGTCTCGTTTATTTTATTCCGCAACACCTTTATAACTACACCTTTTCCGTTTGTCATACGACCTTTATAGACTAGGGATACCATTCCCGAATGAATGGGAGAGTTTATATCGTTTTCGAGAGAAATCATATGTTCCTGGTTATTTTTCCCAACTTCTTCCAGAGTTTTTAAAAACGACGCATCAATGTCGTCGACCGTGTACGGAGAGTTGTCTGTATACTCCTTTAAATATGATATTTCGTCCTTTGTAAATATATCAACGGTTGAGGATAGCACCTGGAACAATTTTATACTAAATTTGTTGGTATTGTATATTTTACGAGAGGAATTTTTTAGACAGTCGATTCGTTTTCTACCGAGTAAATAACACGTATATTCCCAACCAAAAATAGCAGATAAATTTAGCAAAAAATACACATTTCTTGCCAAATTATAATTTTTGAGGCAGAATAGGTTCGCGCCACAATATAGTAAATTCGCGCCACAAATCACGATGTTTTTACCAAGTGTCGCGGTTCTTATGCACAATGAAGATATCCTAATCAGGAGTCCTATCTGGAAGAACGATAGAAACGACATTTATACTTATATATAGTTTATGTTCTATTCTCTATAAATAACTTTAATTTCAAAAACATATTTTTAATCATGGTGCCAAACATATTTTTCAAAAAAATAGGCAAATCCTCTTCATCTGTATTTATTTCGTATTCGAGATTTAAATTAATACATTTTTCTTTTTCACACATGGAAAGATTTAAATATTTACAAACAACTTGTTCAAGGTCTTTTTTGAATATGGACAATTTGTCTACATGAGTTTTTATTATCATATCTTCTTGCGTTTTCCCATTAATTATAAAAATGTCATCCTCTGCTTTGCTTGTTTCCACATTCAGCAACAAATACTTTTGTTTAATTCCCATTTGTTTACCTATTGGCTTCAATAAGATAAAAAAATCTATCGAGTTATCAGTTTGATTTATTATTTCAAACATCTCGACCAATTCCGAGTTTATACTAAATAAAAATGAATAAAACTTGACATTATTAAAGTTATTTTCCAAACTAAATTGAAGTTCGTTTTTAATTGAAAAGTTTATTTTGTATTGATTAACCCCAGTTTTTTTAAAGTGATAGTCTCTTCCATTTACTAGACAATTCTTCTTAACAGCCGGAGGTAGTTCGGACACAGCAGTCTCCATTATTATAGTGATTATACTATTTATTTTTAACTAATAACGTAAACATATTATCTAATATTATCCTGCTGTCACTTTCACATATCTAACGACACTGTGTTTTTATCGCTCTTTTGTTTCCTTTTCAGAGAAGTAAATGGCGAATGTTTTCCACTATTTTGTTTTTTTATCTGCTGAATTTCATTGATAACGCTCAATTTATCGTCATTTGCTTGGGCAGATTCTCTTGTGCTTTGTTCTGTCTTTCTTTTCAACCCAGAGAGAATGTTATTAATGTTGGTCGGTCCTTTCATTTCAGGTCTTGGTTCCTGTGTATTTTTTTGTTGAAACATGGAGGATGAGGAAGAAGACGAGGAAGAACTTGAAGTCTCTTTATATTCTGCGTTAGGGTCTCCGTATTGTCTTGAAACATTTATCCCATCCATATCTCCGCCCCTAGCCATTGAAATGTCTGGTCTGTTTGAAGGTTTTTGACTTTTGTTTTGTTGGGTCTGTATGGGCGAAGGCGGTCTTCTGCCACCGCTCTTGTTATCGTCGATAACGCTATTCATGAATCCTCCAAATCCAGGGTTAGATTCTCCCATCGTATTCACCGCTGCCTGAGTAAATTGTTTCATCAAATCTGGATTTTGTCTCATAATATCGTCCATTCCAGGAAGAGCAGATTTGAACATTGTATTTGTCATATGAACCATAATAGCCGAACCACCAAGCTGGAAAAGGAGTTTTAGTTCTGGTGCCATTTTGGCCTTGGATTTATATTTTTCATGCAACTCTGCGAAAATATCGTCATAATCGTTCACGTTTTCGTTAATTTGTTCTGCCCAACCATCCAATTTAACGTCAAATGGGTCAAACTTGTTGTTTAAAAACTCTAGACCTGTCACTGCTGCCATCAGCATTCTTCCTTGAAATTTACAGCTATTCGACCTTTCTTTTTCGGATACAACCATTTCATATTCTCCTTGCATTTCCATCAGAGAGGATTCCATATCGTATTTTTTTGTTAATTTCACTCCTTTTTTTTCAAGTGCTTCTAATTTTCGCAAACAGGAAAACTTTTCCCTTAGTAATTCTTCACTGGTCATTCTTTTCTGAGGAACGTCGTTTTCTGACGGAATATTATTGAATTTACTAAAACCGTCCCAGGTCTTTTCAGAAGGGTCGAGCGGTCTTGAGTCTGTTGCAGCAGCTGAACTATATACCGATTCTTTTGAATCAGACCCTCTATCTCCAATGATATCATTTCCAGAACTTGTAATATTTGGAGCAAAATCGCTAAAAAAAGATTTGTTCATCTTTAACGAAGACGATGAAACACTTTTGGTATTGTTTGTTAAAAGGTTTAATTCGTCTTCAAGTTCATTCAAGTCGTCTAAATGAATATCATCAGACGAACCGGCGGATTTTTTAGAAGGTTTTCTCTTATCATTCATTAACAATTCAAGTCCTCCGCCAAAGTTTACAGAGGGTTTATTAGCCGACGACTCTGGAGTAGAATCATACACGTCGCTCGGACCACCTGTCTTATTCAATACAAATGCTGGTTTGTCATTAAAAGTATCCAATTCTATTATTTCAGGGGAATTCTCCATTTGATACAATATACATCTTTAATTTTAAGTTATTCGTAACGAATAATATATTTATTTATTTAATTATTTATTTTAATACTTTTTGTTTGGGTTTAATATAAATAATTAAATAATCAATCCTTTAGTTTTGTTTTTATGTACCATAATCCTTGTAGATATGAATCTGCTAAATCATCTTTTTTCTTATGGGAAGCAAACCAGTTTAAAAGATGGTTGTTTTCTGCGTTATAATATGGAGATAATCCGTCTGATAAAATGGTTTTTGTAATAGTTATACCCATTTTTTTCCTATTGGAATAGGATGTCACTTGCGATTCCTTTTTTTCAACGGACTTGTCAGAATCTTCGATGCTGCTACTGCTACTGCCTGTAAATAATTTTAATTTATTAGAAGAAGACACAAAATAGATAGTATGTTTCCCCTTCATTATGAAATATTGAGATACCATACACTGTATACTTTTCATTCGGTTGGCTATCGGACTAATCTGGTTTTCTATAAGTATAATGTCTATTTCGTCGCTATTTACATGTTGGTCCAATACATTCTTTATAGAAATACCAATATCTATTAAATTCACATGATTCGAATTACCAACGATTTTTTCCTTGGTTTCTTCGTCATTCGGGGTAATCTCCTTAAATATTTCATTGTTTATATAATGGGTTAATTGTGCGATTATTTCCTTCTTATTTTTGGTCTTGTCTATTGAAATATTATATTTTTCCGATAATTGATACAAAACGTCTAATTTTGCTCGATTAATTATCTTTGATGTTATATCCTTTGGTATATCTGCATGCTTTTTACAATACAATAATTCACCTTTACTATATGTTGCGTCTTTTTTACAATTAACATATAGACCTTTTTTTGTTTTTTTTGATGAAAACATACATTGGCTAACAACGCCTTGATTAACCTTTTCCTTTTCCAATAGGTTGAAAACATTCCATTGTATGATTTTTATTTTTTGAGATTCTTCTTCTAATTTTAAAATACAAACGGCCAAATTTTTGATTCCTATATCAAAGCTGGCTATTATCATATAATCTTAATCTTACTCTTACTATTAATTTGGTTCTATCTTTATACGATTTTTTTTACACATTTGCACATTAAAACGCCGATAATTGTGCGAAGGGGGTAAAGTTTAAATAAATCCTACCTATCCTATCCTTTAAAATCTACGGGGAATGCCTTGTTCAAGCAACTGATCTTGAGATACTACTGGCGTAATCATCCTGGATTGAAGTTGAAATTGTGAAAGATAGATATTTTTCAGATCGCTTGTTTCATACCCAGCCGGCTGGGATTTATCAGACGATGATTTGAAAATAAAAGGACCGTTTGAATTGCCGTTGCCGGTACTGTTTGAATTGTCCTTCATATTGGAAACTGATGAACATTGGTCGCACGCAGACATTTGATTCATTTTAATTATTTGGTCTGCATTTTCTGTCATATACCTTCTATATTCCCAGTTTGTTTTTATACCTGCGTTGGTTCGCATTTGTTCGCTTAGAACCGACCCTGGTTGCCAAGATGAAAAATTACGTCCATCTGCCATAATTGGAGGAAAATCAAAATGAATGTTATTTGAACCAGAAAAACACGTGCCCCAGCTCATTATAAATTAGAGTATATATTATTGAGTATATATTATTTTTGATTATATTAGTAATTATTGCTTTTTTCCATGTTTAGTTTTACTACTACTACTTACTACTCTAAAGACTCTGACGGCGTTGTGTTGTTTTTGTTCTTCAACAGTTCTAAAATTTCATTTTTTTTGAGTTTACTAGATTCTTCTTTGCTCACCAACCCCAATAGAACTGCTTTGTTCCTTAACTCAGTTACCCCCTCCTTTTTAGTATATTCTTTTTCTTTCGTAGTTGTAGAAGTAGTAGTAGCCAGTTTAGTTATTTTTAATTTCTTTAAAGGCTGTGCTTGTGCTTCTTCTGCGGCTTCTTCATCTACTGATATCGACAAATTTACTTCTTTTTTAGGCGACGACACCGACGAATAAGAAGACGAAGATGACAATGTATCCGAGTCATCTACTATAGATACTTCTTCAACCGTACATTTTTTCATATTCATATTCATATTGATATCTATGATTTCGAGTGGATTAAATATAAACAACTCCGCTGATGCCTCGCGGATATTATTATTATTATTATTATTATTATTATTATTATTACTAATCAAAATTTCTTTAATGTTTAGAGAATTACAAGCAGATTCCTTCTTCTCCCTGCGCAAATCTTCAATTATAATGGCGCCTTTTATTTTTTTATGCCCGTCTTCTTCTTCATCATCATCATAGTCAGTTCCTATATCCGAAATCAAATCTGAGTCTGAATCTAGTAGCCCCAAATTCGAGTCTGACCCGGATTCATCTCCATCCGAATCCGAGTCAGCGTTCGAAACCTTGACGAGTTTAATTCCACTTCTTTCGCAATCGTCGTCAGAAACTTCTATTTTGCCATTGGACTTGGGCGTTTGTTTCTCTTCTATAGAAGACGAGATGTCGTCAGAGTCGTTCGACTCTTTTTCATCAGATTCTTCTAAATGAATATCGCCTCCTACAGTATTTCTTCGCAAATCAGTTTGAAATGTAGAAAAGAAATCAGCTAGAACTTTATTTTGCCTAGAAATAGAAGTTTCAATCATAGACGCTCTGGTATGGAAATAGTACATGATTATGCAAGATGTAAGTAAAATCAAACATACGCATATGATAAAACCGCTTTCCTCCAATTTAAATAACATTTATTATTATTATTATTATTGATAATTATATTTTAAATACGTTTTTAACGAATAATACTATGATATACTATAATATTTATTTTCCAAAAAAAAATGATTTAAACCAAGAATAATTAAAAAATGAAAGAGATATGAACTTTGAAAAACAATACCACGAATATATGATTAATATGATGACGACCAATATTAATCTTAATGTAGG